CGTCCCTGTATGTCGTCTCGAAGCGAGCATCCAACGTCCAAGGCCTGCCCAAACGGGCGAACCTTCGGATACTATTTGCAAGCCACAAAAGACGAGCCGGATCTTCTACGCCCTCACGGATGTAGAAGGGAGTCACATCGCGCCCCGAGAACCAGTGCTTACCGCACGATTCCCGGAATTTCCCTGTATGGAAACTCTTCTTCTCATTGGCTTGGAAGCCGCAGAACTGAAGGAGGTCCACAACAGAGTCATAGATCTCTACGGAGAATATTAAATCATCTCCGTAGACAGCTACACGACGTTCGCTCGTTTCTGAGTAATCGAGAACGCTCGAGACGAGAGCCCAAAAAATCAGACTCTCAAGCTCGAATGTATAACCATTACCCATCGACGAGACCTTTTGGTAGACGATCGTCGTACCATCAGGTAGAACGCCAACGGGGCTGCGGCAGGTCTCAATTGCCTCAACCCAGTCGCTCGGCAGCAGTTGTTTTACCAACTCCATTGATATGGAGTCGGATGCTGCAGAGAGATCGAGTGTTGCTAGAGTGCCAGAGAGCGAACCTTCACAGGCAAGCTCCTGGTTCCGACTTTGATCATCTAGATCAACATGAACCTTCTTCAAGCGACGGCGGATCACTCCGCCAAGACCTTTCTGGAGGTACATATTTAAGTCGGGTTCCTTCGCAATCACACGATCTGTTTTTGCGTTCTTCGGAACAGTGATAACCTGGTTTCCAGGAACGACGCGGAAGATGTCAGCAGGATTTACACCCTGTGCCAGCTCCGTAACCGCCATCTCTGAATACTCTCCGGAAAAGCCGGATAAATGGAGGAACCATCTAGGTGCACGACGAACTGCCGTGAACGCGAGTGCCAAGCATTCCTTTGTCACGTCGGGCCGTAAGGCGCCGAACTTATAGTACGCATCACCACGATTCCTGCGCAGGCTCGTTGTCGAGCCCGGACCGAAATCGAAGTGCTGTTCAGCCTCGTCCCAATTAAGGGGACCGAGAAGACGAGCTATCTTTCCTCGCGCCGTATGCATATACGACGCGAGCGACAAGGTTGTTGAAGCCTTGCCGTAGCTTCGTCTGAGACGATCATTCGTCTCCAGACAGACCTCTTCAGAGATCCGGAACTTCTCGAGAGCAACAGCTTGGCGATCGATACCAACGTCAAAGTTCGGAAACTTTGACATCATCTCAACTACCAAATAGTCGTCTCTAAAAGCCCCACTGTCATCATAATCTAACGGATTGATGTTTGACGACAGTAAGCTGATAAAGTCTCCTCGTTCGAGAAGACCAGCGGCGTGGATACCTGAATCGGTGCCGAGCGATCGGAAGATCGCACCAGCAACTTCGGTTGCGATACACTGATTGCGACGGTACATGCCCCGACTAGGGCAAGGACGCTTCTTAACCATAGGAGTACTCCGTATAGAAAATGGGAACCGACTCTAAGGAGAGTGTCAACTTCCTTAGAGCGGGACGATGCCTGTACAACAAGAGGTGAGCGACTGTTCACCCCCACAGGCACATGCCGAGGCATCAGTAGACGTGTTCGAGGTCCTGGATCATCGACTGTACAGTCGAGGTAGCCAGGAAGTTCTTCGAATACGCATACAGGTCCTTACGTTCCTGAAGCGTCGACGACACCGGAATCGCGACCGTCAGCTGCGCCGTAAAAGTACGGAGCAGCGTGCCGGCCTTGACGTTCGGGTCGGAACCATCAGCA